GGGCCCGGGCGCCGCTTCGGTACCGACATCGGGTCCCGCCGGCCCGAGCCCCTGGCCGGGCACCGGCAGCCTACCTACCGAGGCACCTCGTACCTTCGCAGCACCTTCGCCCCGGTCCGCCTGGGAGGGGCCCTGCACGACGTCGTGTGCGGCGTGTGCGGGCCTGTGTGCGTGTGCGCTCACGGCTGCAAGGCGATCGTGCTGCCCGGCAATGTCTACCGCGTGCACCAGATCCGGATCGACGGGCGCGTTCTTCCTCCGGACGCCTACCGCGTGTACAACCGCTCCACCGTCGTCCTGACCGGCCGCACCGCCGCCCCCAACATCGGGGTTCCGGCTGTATTCCCCTCAGTACAAGACCTTTCTCGGGGCGTCACTGAGGAGGGCACCTGGGAGATTCGCTACTCCAAGGGCGTCCCGGTCCCCGAGGGGGGCCAGCTAGCCGCCGGCGTTCTCGCCCTCGAGCTTGCCAAGGCGGCCTGCATGGACCGCGACTGCGCGCTGCCTGCCCGTCTCCAGTCGGTCACTCGTCAGGGCGTGACCGTCCAGGTGCAGGACGAGTTCGATGACATGCTGGAGGGCCGCACCGGCATCTGGCTGGTCGACTCGTGGGTAGCCTCGATCCGCAAGCCGCGCCAGGTCGCCCGGGCCTACAACCCAGACGACTACGTGCGCAGGCAGCCGGCCTCCCCGTCGCGCTGGGGCTCGGTGATCTGGTGAGCCCGGCACCCCGTCTCAGCCGTTCCCGACGCGTCCGGGCTGAGGACTACGCCGCCCTGTCGGGCCGCGTCCCCTCCCCCACACCCTCAGTCGTGCACACGACGGCTCTTGCGCTGCTCAAGGGCGGAGCCAGTGCCCTGTCCAACGCTGTCTCCAACGCCTACGTCGCTCCGGGGGCCGAGGTGGCTTGGGACGAGTGCTGCGCTGGGCATCTGTACGTACGGACCGTGTCCGTGGCCCCCGTGTTCGGCCCTACCGCCATGGACGGGGACCACTGCTCGATCCGGTACTGGCTGGCTACCTTCGCCATCGGCACGTTGCGCTGTGTGGAGGTCGTGGACGACCGTGGCCGCGGCCCGCGCCCCTACGACCTGACGGCGGACGCCCAGATCCTCCACCAGGACATGGCCGACCTCGGCATGTTCCTCACGTCACAGACCAACGCCTCCGACATGGAGTGGTCGGCTCAGGGGCCTGAGGGGGGCTGCGTGTCTGGCGAGTGGACCTTCTCTGTGAAGGTGAGCTGCCCGTGACGTACGTCAGGATCAGGTTTAAGGGCCCCATCCGTGCTGATAAGGTGGCGGACATCACTAAAAGGTCGGCCCTGAAGGCTACCAAGCGGACCCAGGGCCGCATCCAGCGCAACATCAAGTCCGCTGGACGTGTTGACACCGGCCGGATGGTGAACTCCGTCACTATTCAGCGCGTGACTGGCGGTTCTCCGCTCTACCCCCGCTTCACCGTCGGAGCGCCTACACCGTACGCCCCCTACCAGGAGTACGGCACGCGGGCGCACGGTCCTGCCACAAAGAGGTTCATGGCCTTCAACCCGAAGGGCTCCCGCTCAACCGTCTTCGCCAAGTGGGTGCGCGGTGTGAAGGGCGCCCACTTCGTGCGGAACGCGGCAAGGCTTATCAGACCCTCTGACTTCCATTAGACTTGCCTCATGGCTACTATCACGATCCCCGGCAAGTCCCGGAAGTTCATTGACGTCGAGCTGGTCGGTACCGAGTACAAGGTCCGCCCCCCGAAGGCCTCCGTGGCCGTCTTCCTCTCGCAGGCGCTGAAGGACGCCGGCGAGGACGCTGAGAAGCTCATCGAGGCTCTCGCTAAGTGGAACCACGTCCTGTTCGGCAAGGAGGTCGGCTCCGAGGTCACCAAGCGCCTGAAGAGCGCCACCGACGACCTCGACATCCCCGACATCGTCGAGCTCATCACCGCCGTCATGGAGGAGAGCGGCGGAAACCCTACTACGTGATCCAGAGGCTCCTGGCCTCTGCGTACACCGAGTGGGACTATATCGACGGCTTCTGCCTCGGACATGGCATCGACCTCGAGCGGCTCCCCCTGGACCGCTTCTGCCACGTCATGTGGTGGATCCTCACCCGCAACCAGCAGGAGGAGGGCGACTCGGAGAAGCTGAAGCGGGAGCTGTGGATGCCCCCCAAGGGCGTCGAGGTCACTGATCCTCGCAGTCCCTGGTACTCAGGCAACGAGTCCAGCGGCTTCGGAGCCCTTAAGTCATCCCTAGGGATGTGACATCACCAATAACCAACGCCTATGCGGGCGGTATCATGGCCTCAGACAGTTGTCGGGCCGCGATGCCGCCCGCTTGACGTACGAGCGGGAGGGGACCCGTGGCAGACAAGATCGGCGAGGTCGTCGTAGAGGTAGGCGCCGACGCGAGAGATTTCCGCGGCGACGCTGAGAGAGGCATCGAGAAGAGCCTCAAGAAGATCGGCAAGCGCATCGAGCGCGCTGCCGACAAGTGGGCGCGCGACATGCGCGACTCCGTCAAGGACGCCCTCGACGGCCTCGTGCTGCAGGTTAACGCCCGCATCGACCCTAAGGACCTGCGCCGCATCGAGAGCGCCATCGGCCAGACCCGCGGCCAGGCTCACGCTGAGATCTCCAAGCGGGACATCGAGGACATCAAGCGCCAGCTGCGCCAGATGGACTCCCGCGCCCCCGTCAAGCCTGTCCTGGATGACAACGCGGTGGCGAAGCTCGGTCGCGAGCTCGACGAGATGAAGGCCCAGATCAAGGCCCGCGTCGACCTGGACAAGCAGTCTCAGGCCAAGGCGATCAAGGACCTGAAGGGCATCGATGCTGAGATCGACGCGAAGGTCGAGATCAACGGCTCGGACATCGCCGAGATCAAGGAGAAGATCGCCAACATCAAGAGCGATCTCAAGGTCAACGCGTCCCTGGAGAAGGCTGCCCAGAACAAGCTTCGCTCCGAGGTCGAGAAGATAGACGCAAAGCTCAAGGCTCAGCCTGAGCTCGACTCGTCCTCCGCCAAGAAGATCCGCGAGGAGATCAAGGCCCTCGGAGCCCGGATCGAGACCGACGCTCACCTGTCAGAGGCGTCCAAGAAGAAGATCAAGCACGAGCTCAACAAGCTCGACGGCAAGGCCACTGTCAACGCCGACCTGGACGACGGCAAGGCTCGCTTCGACCTGGCCAGGCTCACCAACAAGCCCTACTTCGTCGACATCCACGCGCGGCTGGCCAAGGCCAGCATCGCCAAGGTCGCGGCCCAGCTGAAGGCCTTGGCCGGGGGCAACATCTTCGGTAACTTGAAGAACTCCCTGAGCGACCTGTTCACCAATCTGGACACGGTAGCCGTCAAGATGGCCTCCGTCGGCGTAGCTGCTGGAGGGCTCATCTCCGTGCTCGGATCCGGGCTAGGCGTCGTCTCCGCCTTCGGGATCGGGGTCGCGCACTCGCTGCCGGCTCTCCTCGCGCTGCCAGGAATCCTCGGTGCGGCTGGCGCCGGGATCGGCATCTTCGTCGCCGCCATGAAGGACGCTAAGGACGTCCTGGCAGACCTCGGGCCACGATTCACCGCCCTCCAGAAGGATATCTCCCTCAACTTCTGGGGCGAGGCGGCCGATGCGGTACGCAACTTCGCCAACAGCGCCCTCGACGCACTCGGGCCCTCCATCTCCAACGTGGCTGCTGAGATGGGCATGATGGCGGCCGCCGTCGCTGACTCGGCCACCGAACACATCCCAGGCTTCGCCGCATCGCTGGAGTACCTGCGCCAGGCCCTCGACATCGGGGGCGACGGTGCCGGGGCCTTCACCGACGCGCTGCTCTCCCTCGGTGAGGTAGGGGCCAAGTACCTCCCTGCCATCGCTGGGTGGGCCAACGGTGTCGCCTACAGCTTCCAGAACTGGGTGCAGGCGAAGATCGCCACCGGCGAGATGGATCAGGCCATCCAGGGCGCCGCGAAGACCTTCGGCACCCTGAAGAACATCGTCTTCGACCTCGGCGGGATCATCGGCGGCCTGTTCACAGCCATGGCTGCCGGGTCCGCCCCGATCGACTCAATCGCGGGGGCCCTCGACCGCGCCAACCAGGCAATCAACGGCCCCCTGTGGCAAGGGACCTTGACATCCATCTTCTCGTCCATGGCGACGGCCGCGAACCTAGCCTTCCAGGGCGTCGGCTCGCTGGGCACTGCCTTCGTGTCCCTGGCTCCGACCCTCTCCACGATCCTGCCTCTCATCGGGCAGATCATCCCGACCGGCCTCAACGGCATCTCTCTGGCC